TCCTCAAAGCCTAAGATAAGTTCATTCTTTAAGTCTACATTCTCTGCAGCTACCTGTTCAGCCCTTGTTGTCTTAGCTGCTATCTCTTCTGCTGTAGCTTCCTTGGCCTTGTTGATATTCATCTTACGGTCAAGTAGTTCAGCACGGGCTTTCTCACCTCTTTTTTGTAGCTTAGCTGTTTGTTTAGCTTCTCTAAATAGCTTTCTTACAGGACGCATAGCCGCTGAAGCACCCGGAACCATATTCTCCATCATCTCCAACATCATACCCATATCACCAGCAAACTTCTCACCGCCTACTCTGTCCTCAAAGGGTATGTCAACTCCAACAGCTTTTAATCCTTTAGTTAAGGCTACTCCAACATTGGCGGTGGTATCAGACACAGCTTCCATAGCTACAGCTAAATTTCTAATGTCTTTACCTGCTGCTTTACCAATCCATTCTACAATAGGCTGGAAGGGTTCTGCTATAGATTCCTCTATAAAGTCTTCTGGTATCACACTGCCAAGATTACTAAACTCCTCTGCTTTTTTTGCAGTGCTGGCATAGTTAAACGCAGAGTCAGTTTGTTCTGACACTGTTGGTGTAGGCTCATCAATGGGTTCTAGCTTTATTCTATCAACTTCTGCGTCACCTGTAGGCACAGAAGGTACATACCTGTACCCTTCAGGCACTTCACCTGTACGCACGAATGTTTCTTCTGGTGTTTCTGGTTTTTCTATAGGTGATGTTTCAACCTGTTCGATACCATCTTCTTCTTCAAGCGCATCTAACTTACTAGCAAAGCTACTAGCTTGCTCAGTATCTTCCTCTACTAAAACAGCCTCTTCTTCTTCATCCTCTCGTTCAAGAGAATCAAGTTTACTGGCTATGTCATTAGTTGTTTCTACATCCGCTTCATCTTCTAAAGAAACAAATTCTTCGTCTTCGTTCTCTAGTTCATCAAGTTTCTGCAAGAGACTGTTAGCTTGCATTAAAGGTAATCCCTACCTGTCCATAACCTAGTTATAATTTTACCTTGTGCATTGGTATATTTAATAACATCACCCGGTTTCAGCCCCGCTATAAACGCACTAGAACTTGCCTGTTGTTTTGTGGTACTTTTAGCCGTTGCCGCATTTTTAAATGCTTTAATATCCGCTTTAAGAGAATCCTTTTGCGATTTAATAAGAGCGTCCATCATAGGGTCTTCTAAATCTTTTGTCTGTGCGGTTACATTATTTAACGCACGTGTCATACTTTCAAAGTACAGAGGTTTGTTGCCTTCAATTTTAAAAGTAATCTTTCCCTCTATGTCTTCTACTAGTCCAACAGGCTGAAGAGTTCTTTTAATTTCGTTGTTCAGAATAGTTTGTCTATTAGGTTTGGAGAAAGACACGCCGCCAGCAGCCTTTGTATCTTCCGCATTAGCAATTTCAGAAACTCCTGCCATACCTGCTATATATAAATCTTTATAGTCTTGCTCTGTGTAACCCGGTTTAAAATCTTTCGTGGCTAGAGCATTTGATGCAAACACAGCCATGTTTTCGTAGCTCTTAAACGCAGGGAATTTCTTTTCTTTAGCGATTGCTAATTTCCTTTCCTCTATGGATAAATCGGTAGACTCCATATTTTTTACGTGTGCTTCAGCATCTTGTATTAACTGTGATTGTGTTTGCAAATCTTTTATTGCGTCTCTAGTACGATCATATATTTTTTGTTCTTTAGCATCAAGTTCACCACGCTTTGCACGTGCTTCTTGGTCAGCAATTTGTTGTGTTAATGCCTTAACTCTTTTTTGATTTGTGTCGAAAGCCGTTATGTCTCTCTCTACCTTCGCATCTTGCTGTTCCTCCACTGTTTTTTGACGAGCATAAGTTTCTGCAGCACTAAGTCTTGACCTATCCACAGAACCAAACGAACCTGTACTTGCGGCAGGTGCAGTGGCAGGTTTTGCATCAAAGCCTACATTCATTTGTTTCTCAAGACGTGCAGTATCTGTGTCATCACCATCACGCCCGAAGAACTCGTCTATCCTAGATGTACCTACACCATAAGTAGCAGCTTTAAACTGTGTTCCTTTATACTCAGGCATAAGAAGTCCAGCTTCGCCGCCTGCGTAAGCAGTATCACCTTCTTTGAAATCTTTAAAGTCTAAGCTTATGTCATAGCTACCTAACTGATCTGCACGTTCTCTTGCTTTAGTTAAATAAGAAGTCACACCAGCAACACCACCACCTGATTCAGCCAAGCTATCAAAAGCAGCTTTAGCTTTAGTAGCATCTCCATTAAAACCCTCTAATAAAGATCGGTATCCAGCAAGAGCCTCTTCATCTGTTTTTTCTTTTTTGGCTTCATACTTTTCTCTTTTAGTAGCTTCTCTCTGCATCCAAAACTTTTTAGCAGAGCTAAGTTCACCTTGCCTTTTTTCGATGGCAGACTGCAAGCCTCTGTCTATGCTACTAGCTAATCCTGTTGAAAACCCTGTCCAAAAACTCATTACTTTCTCCGTGCCATTAAGCCTGTTGGCTCTTCTTCTTTAACTTCAATTTCTTCAACGTCAGTTTCGGTTACTTCATCTTTGTTTTTTAAGTCTGCTTCATACTCTGCAATAGCTTTAGCCATAGCTGAATCTCGTAGTATAGGCTTATTAGGATTTTCTAAACCTGTTTCATACTTAACACCTGCACTGTCACCTATCATCATAAGCATTTCCATGATCATAGGCAGTACAAGCATACCCACATCTACCGTATGTATACCTTCCATAACACTAGACAATTGAATAGTATTAGCAATAGATGTAACAGGCACACCAGACTCTAGCACTTCAGCTAGTTGAACCATAAAATCTTCACTACTCATACGTTCCATGTAGTAGTCAATAGTATCATCTACTGTACTAAATCTAGAAGGAGTTTGCCACGGTCTAGAACCTAACTCAGCAGTTAAAGACTGGCCCGGAATAGGTGCATCAAAGCTAGGTTGATTCGTTATTGCCATTTATTTCATCCCTGTATTTTCTTATGACTTGCATTTGTTTAGCTACACGAACAGCAGGATTATTGTAGTCAAGACCATCTGTTTCTTTAGACATATTATTAGACCTAGTTAATAGGCCACCTGTCTTTTCTGGTTTTTTTACAGTCTTTAAGTTTTCAAATCCTTCAATATCCATACGTTTGTAGGCTTCTCTAGCAGCATTAAATTGTCTGGACATTATGCTTTCTCCGTTTCTTGTTTACTACTATATCCATGAATTGTTTTGTGGCCCATTTTAATGGCGGTACTTTAGCAATTAGTTTAGCATAATTTTCACCATGTGTCATGTATAATTTTTTAAACCAACTAGGAGCATCATATTGTAGCCAAGTACGGAACACAAACCATTCAGCATTTTGTTTGCCATATACTTCACGTGCTACCCAGCAAGCACCAAATAAATATGCACTACCTAATGTGCCAATTAAGCTACCGATAGCATTACCTGCTGCTGACTTACCTGCTGCAGCAGAAGCAGCTTGAGATGTTGCAGCATCTAGTTCAGCAATCGCCATAGCACTGTATCTGTCTAGTTCACCTTCTGCTGATTCCCATGCCCACTCCATAGTATCAGCATAAAAACCCCACAAATTACTGTAAGCTTGTTTACTCATATCAAGAATAGCATTAGCATTCAACTCATTAGCACGATTAACTGAAGCAGTATCTGCTGTAGCTATCTGCCTACGCCACTGTGCATTACTCTGTGCAATCACTAGCTGGTTCTGTGCATTAAACTGATCACGTTGATTGTTTAGTTCTGCGTTAAAACGATTTACTGTATTAGCCTGACCAGCATTGTACTGTGATTGTGCATTAGCTTGCGTTGCATTAAATTGAGATACTACTGCGCCAAGGTTCTGAAAGAACTGCTCTGTTTGGTTTTCACTAGATGCATTAAACTGTGCAGCAGCATTGGTTGCAGCTTGATCTGTAAACATAGACTGAACACGTTGTTGTGCTTTAAATAATTCTGTCTGTTGCTCGTTAGATAAATTAGCCATATCCATCTGCAAGAAGTTCTGTGCATTTTTTACAGACTCTTGTTGCCTATTATTTAAGTTAGACAAATCTAATCCTGCCAAAGCACTTGCTTCCGCAATAACTAAGGCTTGTTTGTTAGATACGTTATTTAACTCCATAGTATTTACAGCACGAGAGTTTTCAAGCTGTATACTTTGTTCATTAGTAAAATTTGAATTAGCTATGTCCCCAATACGGGCAGAATTTTTTACTCGTGCTTCAAATGCCTGATCAAATTCTTGACCCATAAATGTAGCACGTTGCTGTGCCGCAAGTATTGCTCGTTGTTGGCGATTTGATAAATTCTGCTCTTCAAAAGAAGCCACTATAGCAGCATCAGCCTGTGCAATAGGCAAGGCTGACTCCATAGCTGCTTGTATGATAGCCTGACCAGCAAGAGAAGATGCACCTAAGCCACGAGCAGCCATTGTAGCTGTAGCCTTACGCATGGCACCAGCAGCCCAAGCAGGTGTAGCACCGCCATCAAACTGCTGCATTAAGCCATCCAGCTGACCTGCTACAGTGGCTTTCTCAGAAGGTTTAGCTGTTGCAGCCTCAATTTGTTCGGTAAACTTAGCAGCCTTTTCTGCATTAGCAACACCGTCAATAATTTCACCTTCTTGTATTTCACGCACTACTTTATTGTCAATTAAATGTGCATTACCCTGTGCAGCGGTTAGATCACCTACAGATGAAGCAGTCTGTTGTGCAGCCGTAACTTTAGCACGTGGATCATCCTCATTTGTTTGTGCTGCAGATACAGCGTCCATTGCAGTAGTTACTGCAGTCTCTGACATTGCTACATTATCCATCGTGTTTGCTTGTGATGGTGTAATCTTTTCAGCTTGATACGTATTTGCAGTAGCAGTCGGTACTTGTACAGCACCTGCTGAAAAGTCATAGCTAATAGGAACTTCAAATCGTGTACCATCTGGCATAAATGCAAATTTATTACCTTCTTGCGGCATTACTGCTGCACGTGGTACGCCGGGGGTAGGATCACTTTCAAGATACGGACCTGTCAGTGTACCTGTACCGGGAGCAACCATTTGACGTGGGTCTTCTTGAATGCCTGCAGCAATTGTTGTGCCACCAATAGGAACACCCGGCTGATACATTTGTTCTACATTAAACTGTGCTACACCGGGAACTGGAGTTTTAATTTCTGGTGTTTTCTCATCACCTACATTCACACCTTCAGGTAACTCATCTCCTTCTTGATAATACGTAGCAGGAGTTATATTATACTGTGTAGGACTAGCACCTGTAAAAGTAGGTGTACCAGCTTGTGTTCCTGCTGGATTAGTTACAACGCCTCTGTTTGAAGGGGGTTGAGGCTGCACAGGAGGCTGCGGGTCAGGCTGTGGCGGCAGTCCACCTTCCTCTTCTCCTGCAGCCATTGTGGTCAACATAGGCGGGCCATCATCCAGTGGAGGCCCTACAGGTGGATTAGTTTCTGGAACACGAACTTCTGGTACTTTAGTAATTCCTCCTAGATTTCCGGGTGAAGAACCTATATTGTTTGCTACACCACCAGTATTAAACCGTGGCACGTATCCACCTGCCGCCATCATACGTGCGGCATTCGTATACATATTCATCTGTTGTTGCCGTGCAGGGTCTTGGTCAACGTACTGCTGAAACTGGTTCATATCACCTTGATAGCCCATAGCCCCTGCAATCTTATTCATTGCTTGAGGTTTAAATCCTTTGAACATTGCCATATTAATTAATTCCCATAACTACTGTAACTACCATAGCTACTACCATTATAGTGCTACCCATTATCATTGCTTCTAAACGCCACATGCGTTTGTCTAGTGCTTCTAGTTTCTCACCTACAGCAGCGTAACGCACTGCACATTCTTTTTCGTGTGCTTCTAGTTCTAATGCCACACGAAGTTCAGGGGTTACAGACTGCTCTAGTTTCATTTATCTACTCACCTTCTTCAATTCTTGGGTCTATCCAATCAGAATTTAAAGACCACGCTGTTCCATCATAAAAGTATTTATGGCCCATAAAGTCGTCTGGCGTGCTTACCCCCTCGTGTAACACTACATTTGAACTGTTGCAATCATCTATGATAAATTGGGCGGGTTCACCTACAGTAATGTTTTCTTCGGTAATGGTAATAGCCACACTATCTTCAAATAGGTAAAGAGATACATTGTTTTTGGTTATAGTTTTCATATCATTTAACCTGCTATGGCAGCATTGCCAGCGGTAATTGCAGCATTAAGAGGTGTCATATCTTCTGTTGTCCAATAAGTTTGTGGCACCATAATTTCTAAATGTCCTACGTTACGCTGCAAAACAGTTTCATCATCTGTGTAATCATCAGGCGCAGCGATGACTGCGTTGATAAGATTTACGCTATCCATACATGCACTATAGTGCTGTGCAATTTCTTCGGCTGTAATTGTATTTTCTTCAGACATTAAATATTCTCCTTATTTAATTTGGGATTCAAGCTCGTTTACTTTAGCAGACAAATCTTTAATTGCCTGCACTAACACTGGAACCAACTTACCATAGGCTGCTTCTAGTTTTTCTGGATTTTCATCATAAACTAATCCGGGGATATTTACTCCAGTATCTTGCTGTACTTGTTGCAAGTCTTGAGCAATAAAGCCAGTGTCTTCTATATCAATTTTACCACCATCACGCATGTTCCAAGTAAACGATACTGGATTTAAGTGTTCTACAAAATCAAGTCCAGCTTGTAACGGTGCTATATCTGTTTTGTCACGAGAATCTGATAACGATGTAATAGATGTAACTTGACAACGAAGTGCAGTAATACTTGTGTTTCCTAAGGTAACTTCATTAGAAGCTGTCGCTGTAGAGGCTTTTGCAAAATTTCCTAGTGAGCTATTATTATCTCCGGTTGTTGTTGTGTAACCCGCAAGAAATCCGACGCCAGTATTCCTAACCCCTGTCGTTACACTGGATAAAGCACTACCACCAACCCCTGCATTAAAATCGCCTGTGGTCAAAGAACCAAGAACTTGTGAACCAAGTGCAGTATTAGTTTGTCCTCCGTCTACTACATACAACGACTGATAGCCTACTGCTACATTGTAACTATTACTATTACTTGAATTTGCCGCAGTTCCCATCGCCAAGCTACCGACAGAAACATTATATGAGCCAGCAGTGCCATATCTGTTGCCTGATTGATATCCAAGAGAAGTATTCTCAGTACCAGTAGTTAAATTTCGGCCTGCTTCAAAACCAACAATAGTATTCTCAGGGCCAGTTGTAATGTGATAGCCAGCGTTATCTCCCAAAGATATATTGTAACTTCCCGTAGTATTTGAATATAAAGAACTATTTCCTAAAGCAAGATTTTTAATTCCTGTAGTTATAGTTCTAGCAGTTTGATATCCAATACCAATATTATGAGTGCCTTCAGTAACTGCTTTAAGAGAATTGACGCCAATAGCTATATTCCAATCGGCTGTAGTGGCAGTATTTAAAGCGTAAGCACCTACCGCAACATTGCTTTCACCAGAGGTCAAATTGGTGCCAGAGTTATACCCTACAAAAGTATTGTATTCGGCTCTGGGAGAGCCAGTTAAGAATGAAGTGCCTGAATTAGTTCCTAAAGCTACATTTTCATAAGAGTTTGAAACCGCATCTGAAAGCCCGTTAATATCGGAAGCACCACCGCTAGCAGAAGCCCAAGTTAAACCACCAGTATTGCCGGATTGTGCTGTAAGAACATAGCCGTTGGTTGGGCTGTTTGATACTTTGAGATTAGCTTCATCGACAACATTATCAGCAATTACAGTTGCGCCATCAGCCGTTGATGTGACTTCTCCGCTGTGGTTTGGATGGACGTAATTGTTTGCTTCAGCCCAAGTTAGACCACCAGTATTACCAGATTGTGCTGAAAGAAAATACCCATTACTAGGACTGTTACTAACTTTTAAGTTGGCCTCATCAACAATGTTATCTGCAATAACAGTAGCACCATCTGCTGTACTTGTTACTTCACCTGTGTGATTAGGGTGAACATACACAGTGTCTTTTTCACTGATTACAATAAGTTTACTAGATGAAACTGCTATACCCGCAAGTACAGGAATAGTATCGGCAGTAGTTGCCAAAGTTCCATCGCCCTGTACAAAATATCTTTGACCCGCTGTTAACCCAGACTGAGCATCATCAACAGAGCCAGTAATTTGAATAGTAGCAGTAGCACCATTTGAATACGCAGCATCTGATATACCTATATAATTTTCGGCAGATATATTAGAAGAGCTTCCAATAACAACAAGGTCACCCGTTTTAGTATAATTTGGCGCACCACTATTGCTTGTAATAGTAACAACAGTTGCATTAGCATTACTGTCAAAAACAGGAAAGACTGCATCCGTTCTTACTGAATTAAAAACAGACGCACCGCCATAACTAATAGATGTACCACTTACAGTACCCTCTACGAAAGTACCGTAATCACTGTTACCTGAATCTTGGTAAACAACAATAACTTTGTTAAGATTGCTATCAAAAACAGCAGATGTTTCTGATATACTATTAGAACTAATTGTAACTTTACTGCCAAAACTAATAGATGTACCACTTACAGTACCTACGTAAGAGCCGTTAGTATAACCACTGTCGTTAAAAACATAAACAACTTTATTAGAATTGCTATCAAAAACAGCAGCACTACTATTAGCGTAATAACTATGAAACGCATTAGCAGTGCCATAGCTAATACTGGTACCACTTACAGTACCCACTCTAGCAGTTATGTTATTCCCAGTATTTGAGTCATAAAAAACAACAACTTTATTAGAATTACTGTCGAAAGTACATTGAGTATAATAAGTATACGTGCTTGTACCAAATAGTACTTCAGAACCAAAACTAATACTGGTACCACTTACAGTACCGACTTTAGAGTAGCCACCGTCAATGCTATCAGAACTATAAAAAACAACTACTTTGTTACTATTACTGTCAAAAGTAGTTGCAATCCATTTTGTAACCGCAGAATTAAAAACAACTGCGGAACCAAAACTAATACTGGTACCACTTACAGTACCGACTTTAGCAGTACCATAGCTGTTATTGTTTTCGTCTTGATAACAAAGAACCACTTTGTTACTGTTACTGTCAAAGGTAAGAGTTATATATTCTGGTTTTTCATGGGCAATGGAAGGGGTATGAAAAGTAACTGGCGTACCAAAACTAATACTGGTACCACTTACCGTACCAACAACAACTTTACCATTTTTCGATGCGTCTTGGTAAGCCAGAACAACTTTATTAGAGTCACTGTCAAAAGTACTTCCAAAATTACTAATTGTTTCATCAAGAAGGTCAACTATACTACCTGCACTAAGCCCAACACCAATAACACTTACAGTACCATCTGAGTTAATAACAACTTTATCACCATTACTTAGAGAACCAGATGCGGTTGCTTCTAGTGTTGCTCCACCACTAGCTGCATCAGCAAAAGATAATGCACCTGAACCGTTTGTAGTTAGGAATTGTCCACTAGAACCATCTGCCGCAGGTAAAGAAAAAGATAAATTACCACTATATGCACTATGTGCCGCAGACTTTAATTCAGTGTAGTGTGCATTGCTTGACTCACAATAGAACCGCATAGCTGCAACACTACCTGTTCCTGTGCGAATACTTACAAGACCATCTTGTAGGGTTACACCACCACTAGAACCATTACCACCAAATGTTGCACTACTGCTATTGCTTAATGCAACTGTACCTGTAGCATTAGGGAATGTAATTGTATGGTCAGCCGTAGGGTTTGTAAACGCTACAGTAGTTTCATTGCCATCCGCACCAGAACCCTCTACAGTAAAGCCTGAGTCGTTAAGATGCATACCTGTTACAATAGGACTTGTTAGCGTTTTATTAGTAAGTGTTTTAGTTGTACCTGAGAAGTACGTGTCTAGTAAATCTACATCACGATAGCCTATTTCGTTACCATTATCAAATACTAATAGGGCATCATTATTGGCTATTGCAGTGCTTGTGTCTACACTTACAGCAGAAAAATCAGCTACAGTGTTTATTTCTGCACCTGTAGAATTAAGACCTGTTACGTTATTAGATGTTGCAGCTACACTATCTACATAAGCTTTTACAGATTGTTGTGTTGGAATAAGTGTGGCACTATTAGAAGACATGTTATCTTCATCTACAAATGCAGTAGCGGTTATAGCACCATCCGTAATACTACCAAATGATACCGTGCCACCAGTAATAGTGCCTGTAGTTGTAATAGCACTTGAACCATTATCAATAGCTCCAAAGCCGCTCGTGATACTACCACTATTAAGTGCGCCTACCGCTGTAGCAGGAGCATTAAAGTATGTAGCTAGGTCTGTTACAGCAACCTGTACCATAGTGCCATCATCATTCATTACAACACGGTCAGCGTCAACTACGGTTGTTGACGTTGCAGATGTACCACCATCTATAATGTTTAGTTCAGCAGGTGTAGCTGTAATAGCTGTATTACTTGCTGCAGCTAATACAGGAACAGTACCTGACTGATTAGGAAGATTGATTGTGCGGTCTGCTGTTGGGTCGACAATAGTTAGAGTGGTCTCATGGTTATCTGGTGTAGCACCCTCAAATACAATAGCATTCTGGGCATTAATAGTTACCGTATCTACAACAGTCTGTGTACCTGATACTGTCAAGTTACCTGAAACAATAAGGTCTTGCGATACAGTTACGTTACCACCAGCAGCAATAGACATTGCATCAGTATCACTAGCGGAACCAATATTACCACCGTCACCGATAATAATATTACCACCCGTAATATTGCCAGTAGTTGTGATTGTGCTAGAGCCGTTATTTATTGCACCAAAACCACTTGTGATGCTACCACTGTCTAAGGCACCGACAGCAGTCACGCTACTAAGAATACCTAAGTTACCACCTAAATATGTAGTTAAATTAGTTATGGCAACTTGTTTCATAGTGCCATTGTCGTTGATTATGACTCTATCTGCATCTGCAAGAGTAATAGTAGAAGCTGACGTATCACCATCTACAATATTTAGTTCAGCGGCGGTACTAGTAACTGCAGTGCTAGCAATAGAAAGTGCATCCGTTTCTAAAGTAGCGGCATCTAGTTCACCAGTAATTGTTATGTTTCTTGCACCAGTAAAATCTTTATTGCTATCTACAACTATTGCTTTAGAAGCTGCAACAGTTCCTGCTGTTACGCCATCTATAGTTTCTAATTCGGCTTCATTAATATCAGCAGAACCAATTACAAAACTTGTACCTGTAATTGTTGTACCAGTTATAGCTGCTGCACTAGCACCACCGATAACAGCACCATCTACTGTACCGCCATTAATATCTGCAGTATCAGCTACTAGGGCATCAATATTAGCTGTACCGTCAATGTACAGATTACGCCACTCAGAGCCTACAGCACCTAAGTCGTATGTATCATCAGCCGAAGGTATTAGGGGAGAGGCTACATCTGCAGTAACTGTAACTGTGTCACTTGCAGCATTACCAAGAGTAGTATTCCCATTTACAGTAAGATTACCTGTAAGGGTAGAGTTAGTGTCTACTTGCAATACGTCTATTGTGGCTGTACCATCAAGATACAAATCTTTAAACTGCAGGCTAGATGTACCTAAGTCAATATCATTAGTGGTAACAGGAACTACTGCACCGTCTTGAATACGTATCTGTTCAACAGCAGCACTAGACACTTCTACAAAGACACCAACACGATTGTTTGATGTATCTATAGCTACTTTGTTCAGTGCGTCTGAGTCAGCAATTAAAGGTACATACGCACCTTCTGCTGTAGTACCATCGTGCTTATGCCCTGTGCTTGCGCTAAAGGCATCCCGAAGAGCATTGTATTCTACGTTAAGCGGATTAGCACGTACAACAGCCGTTGCAATAATATCCGCTGAAGATTGTCTTGTATATCCTGCCACTTGTTATCTCCTATCCCCTGTTCCATACAATATTGATACAGCCTGTATGGTATGGCTGGGGCTTGTACTGTTGGTAACATAAGATACTGAAATAGAATCACCTGAGCCACTTATGTTAGTACTACGAATTGGTGTAGGGTTTCCGTCATAGATGTCTGTGTCATCATAGATAGTTGAAGTTGCATCAAAGAAAGATGCTGCACCTGCTGTAGTTAATTCTACGTTTGCAGGTGTAAAAATTTCTGCATCACCAAAATTATACTCTAAGCCTACAGCTATTGTTGACTCACCCTCTGATTTAAGAAAGGTTTTAACTCTGTAAAATACTTTACGTAATTCTGGGTCTTGCATAAAGTAAAAAGGAGTTTGATAAACGCTTAATATATCACTCCCGCCGAACGAGTTACCCTCTTCTTGCTTGTACACTTTACCAGCGGTATCTCCATGAAGCACAAACTCAAACTGTCCTACATATCCACTGGCTACTGCTGTTGCTTCAATACCTACAAGCTGACTATATTCAAATGTAGACTGCGCTGAAGAACTTTTACGTATGGCTGCTAACAAAGATAAAGAAGTATTGTTTTCAAAAAATAATCTAAACTGAGATTTTCTACGAAGTATTAAGGCTTTTAATTTAGTTACGTCTTCGTTTTCTGTATAGTTTTCAAATGTTTTTTGTATCTCACGTGATACTGTTTCAAGTTCAACGTCACCAATCCTAGAGGTTCCTGAAATTGGTCTAATGCCATCTGGACCAAGAAAGATAAGATCGCCACCAAATTCTACTACGGTATCGGGTGCAACGCAACCTAAGTCATTAGTAACGCTTTCTACAGTAAAATTAGAGTAGTTATCACCAATAATGCGTTTAATTTGATTTTGACCAAATACATACAGTTGATTACGAAAAGACTTTATTTGTGTTATCGTAAAGCCTATGTTAATAACACCTGCTCCATTTGCCGGATCATAATCTGTATCTGCATTAGGAGAAGAAAAATAAATATTAAAAGGTTCGTCAGGATCACCAGCTAACCATAAATGATTTGCAAAAGCAGTAGCAAACTTAGGGTTGTTAGGAGCATTAACATGTGTTATCTGTTTGTACGTAGTTCCATTATATGTAGCTGCAAAATTAATACCGTCTGTTAGTACTAATGTTTCTTCAAACCAATTATACTTTTCAAAGCGTATAGTGTCAACGCCTGTCATAGTAGGGTTATTTGGTCTGTATTCTCCTGCACCTGAACCTACAGTAATGGCTGCTGAAGTTCCAGCAGATACAGCTATTTGTGTAATAGTGTTAAAGTATCCGGTACTATTTACTGTGTTATTATTTGGCCCTGCTACAATTTCTACTAAAGCTACCCCTGAAGAGTTTGTTCCTGTTATAGTAAAGTTTTTACCGGACTCATCTGCCGTACCTGTAATAGTAACTTGTCTAGGTTGTTGTGCAGCAGAAGTTGTGAAGTTTACACTGCCACCATCTGCTAAAGCACCGTTTATAGTTAGATTAACAGCACTACCCGGAGTTTGAGATGCACATACACCATCAGGATCGTTAGCAACTAAGTCGGTATTTACAGTAGTCCAACCTATAACAGTAGGGGTACTTGCTACAGTGCCTGTTGCACTAGATGTACCACCCGTGATTACGTTAGCTGTAGCAAAAATATTAGTAGGTAATCTGCCAAAGTTTACCACAATAGAATTTGCTGCTATAGATATTACTGTGCCTGTCGCAGCTACAGCAGTATCATCTGATGAACTAACTACGCCTGTAACAGTTTCTCCTACACTAAAACTAGAACCTTGTCCTGTTCCTAAAGCTACAGTATAGTAGTGGTTGTAAAAATGCAGGTATTTATTTCCAGAAGAAGGTGTTCTGCTGCCAATTATACCTTGATTTATTTGACCATTTACAGTTAAACCTAAAACTTTACCCGTACCCGGTAATGTGCCGTAAGAGTTTTCATAACCGCTTATCCGTCTGTACCCACCCTCAAGTGATGGTTCCATATTAACTAATCTAATAGCACTTCCGGGTAAATTACCACTTTGGGTAATAGGGTCAACATTAGTGACAAGTCCCCCTGCACAAACAGAGACAAAGGTTTGTAGATTGTCTGCCATTCCTAAATTCTATCAACAATTGCACTAGAAGTAGATCGTTGTAACATGGTAGATATAACATTAATATGTTGATCTAAAACTAATCTACGCATCATTTTTATACCGTCTTCAAATTTTACACTATGCATATTTGCACTTTGCTCATTTGATCTAAATATCATCATATACATCATAGCACCATCAAGAATTACATGTTTAAATCTATCTGGTACAATTGATACATCACTATGTAAAACTAAATCAGCAGGGAACTTAAAATATCTATATTCAACTACGTAAGCTGCATCAGGAACAGGAGTAACACCAAACTTTGTATCCTGTGTTGTATATACATATTCAGGATCGCTTCTTCCACCCTCACCACTTACTTCTTCATTGCTTCTATACTTGGTTAAATATTGATCATAAGTAAGCAGTTTTAGTTTTTTAGGTATGTTATTTTTTGATGTAAGTCGTTTAATAAAAAAAGTATCCCAGTCTGCTTTTGAATAATCGGCAGGAAAAGAATACACACCAGTACCTGCAGTTAACGTCTGCTCATGGGTAACTAAAAGAAAAGGCCACTCTTGTGCATCTTGGAGCGTTTGTCTAATAGCAGAATTAATTGCATCTTTAGCTAGTGCTTGCACGTTTTTAGCAGCAGCAAAACTAGACTCATCTATTTGAACTTCGTTTAATCTACGCAATAGTTCATTAGTAAGATTGATAAATGTACTCATTGTTATAGCCTTTTAGCAGGTGTAAAATATAGTCTGGTAGAAAGAGTAGCGTCAAAGTTTTGACTAGATGTATGTCTGAATACTAATACCTTATCTCCAGCGTGTAAGAATAAAGGGCCGCTGCTGATAATCTGTATACTGCTATGTCCAGCTATAGCTTCTTCACCTACAAGAAAATGATAAGTATTGTCATCGGCATGATATACTTGAATGCCTATATTAGAAGTAGAGTTATCTTCATTGGCAACCATAAGAAAAACAATTTCAGCTTCGTGATTATCAGGACAAGTAAATAATAGTGTAGCGTTGTTTGGGTTGCTAGTTGTACTAGCTGAGTTGCCCGTTACTTCAACAAACTTAGTATCTGTTCTAAAATTAGCACCTGCCATTTATTTATTCTTTTTACGTTTTAAATTATCTACAAAAGTTACAGGATTAACATAATTCTTTTTGACTAGGCCACCAGCAAATAATCCCATAGCTGCAGATGTACCCCTAGAGGACATCATGCCTTGTGGCGCACGTATAGCAGATGGACGGTACTTACTGTCTTCTTGTTCAGGAGTTCCCATACCACCAAAAGCATATTTTTTAATTTTGCGCATTTATATTAATCCTCTAATATGTAACTAAAGGGCCACCCGAAAGCAGCCCTCTAGTGTTTTATTTACGCAAGTGCGTCACGGGAAACTTCAGCAGCTTCCATCTCACCAAGTGAGCTTACATCCATCAGTACGGCGAAAACACGAATTTCACCAGCAGTAAAGGATGCGCCACCACCCGCAAGGGTAAGGTCCAGAGTATCCGCAGAACCGATAACAAGATCAGCAGAGACAGTTACGCTAGGTGCATAAGCACCATCAGCAGCACCGTCAATGTCAAACGCTGTTACGTATTCATTGTCATCTGCGCCAGTACCAAGAGCAGCGGTTGCGTCAGTACCAGTATTCTGAGTTGCACTGGAAGTTACCTGAAAACCAGCAGCAATAATCTTGGTGTTCGCAGGAACAGTGATACACTGTACTACGTCACCATTTGGATTGATGCTGTTAGCAGTAAGGTCAACGACCTGCTCAACCATATACGGATTGCGTCCACGCTGGGAATTACCCATAGCAGGAGCAAGAGTAGCAGTAATTGTAGCCATTGTTTATTCCCCCTATGCTAAATGGTAAATGGCGTTGACAAGAGCTTCAGGACGAAGAATCTTGCGGCCGTACAAATGCATACCCCGAACAATGTCGGCGAAGCTGTCTGGATCACGGTAAGTTTCAGTCTTATTGATCTGCTCTGCAGTAGCAACAGCAGATGAATGTCCTGCAACAATCACACCATAGCTGGATGAACTGTTTGTGCCAGCGAATGACGGGCCAGTACCAACTGAAGGTAGGTTGTTTGACTGATAGACTTTGAAGCCGTGGATTTGTGTGGACACTTGACCGTTTTGCAGTCCTGAACCACCAAAATCTGCATTGAACAAACGAGAATCTTCGTCTTTCAATACTTCCATGAACACTGGATCAAGGATCAACCAACGACCTTGTGAGTCCACGTTCTGCTGGTCAAGAAGACGAGCCATACGTGCAATCAAAGTCAGTGGGTGAGTGTCACCAGCAGCAGGAGTTGCGTCAGTTGCGCCACCAGTACGAGGCTGGATAGCAATAGCGTCACCTGCAGAACCTGCAGAACCTGCACCATCAGTAAAGTCTGATGCGTCCAGTTTCATGCTTGCAAGCAATTCGTCTGTACCAGCAGTTGCAACAGCAACGGAACCATTTACGGTTGTGTTAGCTGTATTGGCTGCACCATGCAGAGCAGATTGCTTAAAGCCTGACATATAACCAAGAACGTCTTGGTCAAATTGGTCAGCAAGGCGATACGCAGCACGGTCACTTGCCAGAGACTGGAAGTTTACGTGTGAGTGTGCCTCTTCAATGTCATCAACCTTAAATGCAAAGTAGTTAGCTTTGTCAATTGTCAGGCTGAAGTCTTCGTCATCAAGGTCTTGCGGCGTGATGGTTGTACCACGGGCGTAAGCCTTAACTGTAATTTCGGGTTCCTTGATAATCTTAACGGAATCACCCATTGCAGCAATCTCACCGAAGTAATCGGAATTAGTGATTGCCTCAGCAACAGCAGACTTGCGGAAAGCAAGTTGCACCTGTTTGCTGTAAATTACGGGAGAAAAATTACCGTTAGGAAGATTACCATAACCACTAGCAGTAGTAAATGCCATGTTAAAATCTCCTATGTAGCATTTTACAGATACAAACTCGCAAGACTAATTAGGAGGCTGCTTCACTTGGGTGCGTGTTATAACAAGGTGGCCGCCCTGTTATTCAACGGGCCATGTTCGTCAGGTAATCCGTAAGACTTGGCTGTTTGCAAAATTCGGTATACCTACATTGCGCTTAGTAGATATACCTATATGACTATAGTTATACTTAAAAATAACTACTTGTCAACCCTTTTTTATCTAGCAGAGCCAGAAACATCATAGATGAACTTACCACTACGGATAGCTTCCATGATTTCATCTGCCACCTTCTCATATTGTTGTGGTGACATTTTCTGCACTTCGGACTCTTTTAGATACCCAGAAGCCTCATTATTCTGTGGCTTACTGCGTGAGTTCTTTGTAGACA